GCTTTCATTTTCTCTCCCGGGGGTTCCGATGGCCGCTGAGCCGAGTGCTCGCGTGTCTTTGGCGGAGGTTTTGGCCCTTCGTGGTGATCCGATGTTGGGTGCTCATTCTGAGTGGGCTTCTCATCTTTTGGATGTTCCTGAGGATTCTGCGGTGCCTTTGGCGATGTCGGGCCCGCATCCGCGTGCTGTTGGTTCGTTTGGCCAGGATTTGATCGATTGGTCGAAGACGGTTGGTCTGAGCTGGGGTCGCGCTGGGGCTTGGAAGCCGCCTCGGTGGTGGCAGGAGCTGGCAATCATTCGGCAGTTTGAGCACGATGCTGATGGTGTTTTGGTGTGGCGGGATGTGCTCGAGTCGGCTCCGCGTCGTGTTGGTAAGTCGGTTCGTCTGCGGCAGTCTGCGGTTTGGCGTACGGCTCATTCGTCTCTGATTGGTGAGACGCAGTTGTCGATGCTGGTGTCCAAGGATCTGATGATTGGCAAGGAGATTCACGCGAAGTCGTGGGCTTGGGCTGAGAAGCAGGGGTGGATAGTTCAGCGTCGTGCCGGGGGTCAGGAGATCCGGGTTGCTGATGATGAGGATTCGGATCGTTGGCTGTTGAGGGCTCCGGATGGGGCTTATGGCTATGACGTGTCTTATGGGCAGGTCGATGAGGCTTGGGATATCAAGCCGGATGTGATCACTGACGGTATTGAGCCGGCGTTGCTTGAGCGTTTGTGGCCGCAGTTGCATATGACTTCGACGGCGCATGTGAAGGCTTCGAGCCTGATGCGTGGTCGGTTGATGAATGCGTTGCGTGATCTGTCTGAAGACACTTTGTTGTTGTTCTGGGGTGCGCATCCGGATGCTGACCAGTCTGATCCGGCGACGTGGCGTGCTTCTTCACCTCACTGGTCTGAGGATCGTGAGCGGTTGGTGACGGAGAAGTTCAAGGCCGCTAAGGCGGGTGAGCTCGATCCGGAGATGGATGACCCTGACCCTTTGCGGGGTTGGGCTGCGCAGTATCTGAATGTGTGGCCGTTCCTGCTGAACGCGGGTGGGTCGAAGGTTCTCCCAAAGTGGGGGGACTTGTCGGCACCTGTTCGGGTGGGAACACCCGAGGCCCTGGGGGTCGCTTGTGACCCGGACGGTACTTGGTTGTCGTTTGGTGCTGTAATCCCTGGCCCCAAGCCGCATCTTGGTCTGTTGACTCGTCTTCCGGTGTCGCAGCGGCGAGCGTTCGTTGCTGAAGTTACTCGGGTGGCGTTGAAGTATGACCGCACTGTTGTGCTCGATAAGGGTGGGCCTGCGGCGTTCCTTATCCAGGACATTGAGCGTGCTGGTGTGCGGATGGATCTGATCGGCACTGACCGGTATGTGCAGGCAGTTGCTGATCTAGTGCAGGCGGTGGATTCGGGTGAGGTCGAGCACGGAGCTTACCCCGACCTGGATGCAGCGACGGTCGCTGCTGATTGGCGCATGATCGGCGATCGTCGCGTGTTTGCCCGCAAATCGGGGGATATCTCGTCATTGGAGGCGGTTGCTTTGGCTTTCCATGGATCAGTTTTTGCCCCTGTTGTACAGGACTGGATGGCGACTTTCGGATGAGCGGTGAAATGAGAACGGTTGTCCTCGAGTTGTTGTGCGTCGCCGCCATGGTCGGATTCTGCGTTGTTGTCTGGTGGCCTTCCGCGCTTCTGGTGCTTGCTGTGGCTGCTGGGTTCGCTGCTTGGAATGAGAATAGGAAGGGTATGCGATGAGCCTGTTCTTCCGTACTGAGCAGCGTTCTTCCGGTGAGTGGTCAAGTTGGTCGTCGTCCTCTGGAGTTTCGCAGACCTCAGCCACGCACCTGACTCCGGTATTCGCATCGATCCGCCATATTGTCGACTACATTTCTACGCTTCCGGTGGACTTCTATCGGAACGTGGATGGGGCGCGTGTTGCCGCGCCGAAGCCCGAACTGATCCGAAACGTGGAGGGCGAGTTCGGGCTGGACACTTGGTTCGGGCAGATTGCCTATGGGCTAGCTACCCGCGGAAATGCGATTGGCCGTGTGACCGCTTCGGGGCAGTCGGGGCCGACGATGATTCAGTGGGCTGGTTCTTGGTCCTCGATCGGAGATTCTGAGACTGACCCTTGGTGGGTTGATGGGGTTCAGCGCGGCTACCGTTCGGTGGAACAGGTGCGGTGGATTGTCCCACCTGGGAAGCGTCTTGGCTTGTCGCCGATTGAGCACTATGCGGCTATGGTGCGTGCGGGCTTGGCAGCTCAGGACTATGCGAATGTTGGTCGTGGTGGCGGTCTTCCGCCTTCTGACATCACGAACACGGCCCTTTCAGAGATGCCCACCGAGTTGATCGCTGCTGTGCAGGCTAAGGCGGCTGCGTCGTTCGCGACAGGGCTGCCGTTTGTGCATGGTAAGGACTGGAAGCTTGAAGCGGTTGACATTCCGCCGAATCATTTGCAGTTCATTGAGACGTTGAAACTGTCGGCGAATGCGATTGCTTCCGTGTATGGGATCGACCCGCGAGAGGTTGGTGGGTCGGCGTCGGAGTCGCTGACGTACTCGACTGATGAGTCGCGGGCGTTGAATCGTGCCCATAATCTCCGCCCGTATCTTGTGCGGATTGAGAATGCCGTGAACCGGTGGATAGCCGGCTCGGTGTACATGAAGTTCAATATCGACGCGACTGTCCGCGCCGATATCAAGACTCGCACCGATGTAGACGGAGCGAAGGTTGCTGACGGGCGTTTGTCCGTCAATGAAGCGCGCGCGCATGACGATCTGGCCCCTGTGCCAGGGGGCGATTTCTACAACATTCCATCACCCAAACAGGAAATCCCCATTGCTCGGAAGGAGCAGCCATGAGCGAGACGAAAGAAGTTCGTTTCACATCCGTCACGGTCGAGGCACGCGCCGAGGCCAACAACAGAACTATCGGTGGTTATGCCGCGAAGTTCAACAAGCTTTCACAGAACTTGGGTGGCTTCGTCGAGCGTATCGCCCCCGGATTCTTCAACAGTGCTCGTGCTGATGGTTGGCCGGATGTCATTGCCCGCTACAACCACGACGACAACATGCTCCTCGGTACTACTGGTGGTGGCACCCTCCGCCTCGGGATCGATGACATCGGCCTCACATATGAGGTTGATATGCCAGCAGCACGCTCAGATGTGTATGAGCTCGTGCAGCGGGGTGATGTGCGTCAGTCATCGTTCGCATTCGTCGCGACGGAGGAAGACTGGGGTGTCACCGATCAGGGATTTCCGCAGCGCAGCTTGATTTCTGGTCGTCTCTATGATGTCGCACCAGTGAACACGCCGGCTTACCGTGACACGTCTGTTGCGGCACGGTCTATTGATGCCGCAATCAACTCGCTGGCCGCGAAGTTCTCTGCTGACCCTGCGGAGATCCGTTCGTTGGCTGCAGAAAATAACCTGATCAAGCTGTTCAAGCGAAGCGATGAGGTTGTTCCTCCTGTTTCTACGTCGATCTCCGCACAGGAGGCGGTAGCCCGCGCGATGGCGCGGAAGAAGTAAAGACCACCGCCTTTATGGGCGGTTAGAAGGTCTATCAGTACGCCGATAGGTTCGCGCGAAACGCGGGGTGACGGCTACAGGCTGATCGACTGACGCCGGGTGGCGACACCAACCGGGGAATCCAACAAATACCAATGGACCCCCGAAAGGAGTCACATCTATGTCTAAGCTCATCGATCAGCTCGCCGAGCGCCGCAATGGCCTCGTAGAGCAGATGACCCAGATCGCGACCTCGGCCAATGCCGAGGGTCGCTCTATTGACGGCGAGACCCTCGCCAAGTTCGACACTATCCAGGCCGAGGTTGACGGCATCGACCAGCGCATGAAGTCGATGATCGAGGGCGAGCAGCGTGCCCGCGACATTGACGCATCCTTCCGCCCGACCTCGCAGCAGCGCAACGAGCTTGAGGTCGGAACCTTCGGAACCTGGGCGCGCGACTCCCGCAACGGAGACGTGTACGACCTCGAGCGCGTTCCCGGTGCGGAGCAGCGGGCCATCGATGCACACCGCCACCCAGAGCGACGCGATATGTCGTCCACGGGTGGCGTTGCAGCAGCCGGTGTTTACAACCAGCTCTGGGAGTATGCAGTCGCCTCGTCGCAGATCCTGCAGTCGGGTGTAACGATCATAAACACGGCGGACGGTAACACCATCCCGATGCCGCGTGTGACCGTGCATGCCACTGGTGCATCTGCTGCAGCCGGAGCGAACATCACCGCATCGGACGCGACGATCGACACCGTAGACCTCTCGGTCATCAAGCGCGGTTACATCACCTATGTCCCGTCTGAACTGATGCAGGATGCCCAGTTCGACATCGAGGGTTACCTTGCCCGCGCTGCCGGTCGTGAGCTGGGCCGCCTGATTGGTGCTGTCGCGTCTACTGCCGCCATCGCCGGATATACAGTGTCCGGCGCTGTTGGCCCTGGCACGTCAGCCTCGGGCACCTTCGGCGCGCAGGCAACTGCTGGCCAGGGCTCGGACCTGCTGATCAAGCTGTTCCACTCGGTCCTCCCTGAGTACCGCACGAACGGTGCATGGCTGTTCTCGGACTCGGTGGCCGCGCAGATTCGCAGCCTCAAGGACTCGACCGGTCAGCCGATCTGGCAGCCTTCGCTCGCTCTGGGTAACCCGCCTACGATCGACTCGGCTCCGACCTACATCGACCCGAACCTTCCCTCGTTCGTCGGCACCCCGGCGACCGACTCCGGTAAGAAGATCGTCTACTACGGTGACTTCTCCTCGCTGGCAGTTCGTATCGCTGGCGGTCTCCGGTTCGAGCGGTCGAACGATGTCGCGTTCGCAAAGGATGCGGTCGCGTTCCGTGCTCTCGTGCGTACCGGCGCGGTCGTACTTGACGCGAACGCTGTCAAGCACCTCGTCCTCGGCTAAGGGGGATCGATATGGCTATTGGTGACGTTCGGGGTATCCCGAACCAGTACATCCTCATCCTTGATGGTGAGGACCGTTCGGCGGAGACCACCTCGTGTTCTCTGGCGAAGTCGGCGAAGTCGTCGCAGACGTTCTCTGAATATCGGTCTGGTGGGGCAAAAGCCCTCAAGATGACGGTTCTGCAGAACTTCACGAGCGGCTCGGTGTGGACCCACGCGAATACCGTGGCCGACATCGGCACCTCTGTGACTGGCATGTTCCTCCCCCAGGGGTCGGCTGCCGGTCGTCCGAAGTTCGCTGTCACGGCGACGATCTCTGCACCAACGTCTGATGAATGGGTTGGCGGTGAGGGCGGTGAAGCGACCGCTGACTCTCCGACGATCGACGTTGAGTGGCAGCTCGTCGGTGGTTGGACGCAGTCGACGCTCTAGAAAAGCCGGTGCGGGTGGGGATCATGCCCCCCACCCGCACCTTTCATCCCGGGCAGGATCTCGGAAATCAGGCATGGGCATGAAGGGCATGAGATGGAAAAGGGCACGGCACCGCTGCGAGTTGCTGCTGTAGAGGATGGTTCGGCGTGTGGGTATTACCGCATCCGTTTGCCGTTCGACGAGATCGCCAAGCACGGTCACGAGATGAAGTATTCCCGCGAGTACGAGTTTGACGAGTCGTGGCCGGTGTTCGTGGCCCAGCGGTTTGGGTCGCCAGGGTTTCAGGCTCAGTGGTTGAAGTTATGGCGGAAGCACAAGCTCGTCTGGGAAACCGATGATGATCTGTGGAACATCGACTACTCCAATAAGCGGGCAGTGAAGGCGTTCACACCAGAGTTTTTGAAGGCGATGGAAATGTGTGTGCGCACTGCACATACGGTAACGGTGACGAACGATCACCTGGCCGAGCAGATGTCGCGTTTCAACCCGAACGTCGTTGTGGTTCCGAACATGATCGACGCGCCCTTGTGCGATGCCCCCCGCATCCGCCGCAAGAAGCTGACTATCGGTTGGGCCGGTGGCGACTCCCACCGCCGAGACCTGCGCTACATCGTCACCCCGGTGCAGCGCATCATCCGAACCACAGACGCGCAGGTCCACACAATTGGTGCCGACTACCTCAGCGACATCCGCATCCCGCAGGACCGTTACCGGCACTCCGGGTGGGAAACGCGCCTCATTGATTACTACAAGACCATCGACTTTGACATCGGTCTGGCTCCTCTTGAGGACACCGTTTTTACCCGTTCGAAGTCCTACATCAAAGCCCTCGAGTACGGGGCGTTAGGTATCCCCGTTATTGCCTCCGCTGCGGGCCCATACCTCGATTACGTCGAAGACGGCGTGACGGGGTTTCTCGTCAGAAAGGAATCGGAATGGATCGACAGGATGCAGTTACTGATCGCCGACGCGGACCTGCGGGAGTCTATGGGGGCAGCCGGCAGAGAGAAGGCCAGAAAGCACACGATCCAGCAGGGCTGGACACAGTGGGAGACGGTCTTCCGGTCTCTGACGTGATATGGCCCCCAATGCTTGAGCGTGCCGTTGTTTCTCGGCGGGGTGAAGTCAGATGAGTGTCAGCGCAGCCGATGTTCTAGCTGAGGCGGGCGCAGACGGCTCAGACACTGATCTCGCTACACGGGTCTTGGCTGAAGCTGTCATCCATGTGGAGAAATTTGTTGAGGACAACCTTCTCGACGTAGAGACCACAGTGCCTACTGAGGTAGAGGACTCTGCAGTGTTGCGGTGCGCCACCGACCTGTTCGCGCGTGCCAAGGCACCGTTCGGGACGCAGATCCTTTCGGATGGCAGCGGCCAGATGATACCTCAGCGTCTGGGCGCAGATCCACTCGGTGGCGTGTACTCGCTACTCCGCCCGTGGGCTGCAAGGGTCGGCCTGGGATGAGCGACCTGACCGACGCCCGAACCCAACTTGCCGCCATGCTTAACGCGGTCACCGGCATTCGGGCGGTGAAAGACCTTCCCCAAACGTTCACTCCCCCGATCTGTTGGGTCGCCGCTGGGTCACCATATAGGCAGCGCGCACAATCTATCGGCAAGAAGAAAATCAACCTCGTTGTCGTCTGCCTCGGTGGGATGTCGACGAATGCTGCGACCGAGGCCACTACGGAAGCACTCGCCGAACTTGTCGCAGACTCTATCGATAAGTCACTCGTGTTCCGGCTTGACCCGCTCGCGGAGATGGACCAGCCCCGGCTCTACCCAACAGCGCAGGGTCAGCAGATGCTTGGCATTGCAGTGAATCTCTTCTGCGAGTCCACCCGTGGCTAATGATCGGATTGAGTGGAATACCGAGGAGCTGAAACTTTTCGCGAAGTCCCTGAATCACGACCGCGATGGTAGGCAGTTGAAGCTGCGCATGCAATCGCAGTTTGACTCGATCACTGAGACGTTCCGCGACAGGATGCGGCAGGGCACCGCCGATCTGAGAGGTGCTGGATCGTACCCTGCCGAGCTCGCCGAATCTGTGGATTACAAGACGAAGATCATCGGCGGAAAGAATGCCCGTGTCTCCGTAATCGGAGAGGGCCGCACCCGGCAAGGCAAATGGCGTGAGGTTGGAAAACTCCTCGATGGCGGGTTCCTTTACCACCCCGCCTGGGGGCACTGGCGTTCCAACCCTCCCCCAGCGTACCTGCGACAGCTTGTCCCCTCTGGCCCCCAGATGGTCGATGATGCCCTCGACCGTTCCGAGCCGGTCATGCGAGAAGAAATTCGTAGCGTCCTCAATGACTATCTAGACCGATTGACCGACATCCGAAAAGGGATCTAAAGAAAGGCATGAAATGACTACAGCAGCAGAGTTCGCGAAGTCCGGCATCACTGGGCAGACGTTCCGCGAGATCACCGAGAAGTTTGGCAAGGCATTCAACGCGGTGGCGCAGGAAGATCCCGTGATGGCCAACTACGCACTCGCGTTCGCATGGTTTCGTGAGCGGGAGCACCTACCTGTTCAGCCGGCTTTCGACAAAGCGATGACCTTGACGACTGCTGGTGTGGAGTCGCTGTTCGAAGATTCGAAGGTCGAAGGTGTGCAGGCTGTCGTGGATTTCGACTCGCCGCCGCCTACGACGATGCCCTAACGATCGCCTACTGGTGCGCGGCGACTAAGCAACCTGTGTCGTCGTGGTTAAGCCTGACCACTTTGGAACATGAAGCGTTCCATGAAGCCGCCGTCGAGATCGGCAGAATCCATGCACGCACGGCGAAAGGGAGGTGACCCATGGCTAAGGGAATCACCATCGACCTGATCGTCGACCCGAAGAAGGCACTTGACGGCCTGGACCAAGTTCAGGACCGCTCCGGCAAAGTGTCGAACGTTCTGGGGAATCTCGGCAGCGCCGCAGCCGTGGGGGTCGCCGCTCTGGGTACTGCGGCTATCGGCGCTGTAGCAGGGCTAACATCTGCGACGAAAAGTGCAGGTGAGTACGCGGAGAATGTCCAGCTCGCTGCCTCGAAGACTCACCTATCTACAGATGCGGTCCAGGAGCTCCAGTACGCATCGAAGGTCACGGGCGTCGAGTTCGAGACCATCACCGGGTCGCTGACGAAGCTGACACGGGCGATGGGGACGGCGCAGGATGGCAACAAGACCACCGCTAGCGCATTCGCTGAGCTGGGTGTTGCGACGACTGACGCAAACGGAAACCTCCTCGACTCGACAGTGGTGTACAGCAACGTCATCGCCGCGCTCGGTCAGGTCTCTAACCCTGCGGAGCGGGACGTTCTCGCCATGCAGTTGCTTGGGAAGTCGGCTACCGAACTCAATCCGCTGATCGACGGGTCGGCAGGTTCCCTAGCTGACCTTGCGGCTCAGGCTCAAGCCGCGGGATCGGTCCTTTCCGGGCCGATGCTCGAAAAGCTGGGCAGCGTAGATGACGCGTTTGACGCCCTCAGCGCAGGCGCAGACGCAGCAAAGAATGCTCTCGGTCTCACCCTCATGCCGATCCTGCAGGAACTCGGAGACCAGGGAACGGGTCTGCTGGGGAAGTTCACCAACGCAGTTTTGGCTGCCGACGGTGACCTTTCTAAAGCTGCCCCGGCGATCGGTGAGGTGTTCGGCGAGGCGGCTTCCTTCCTGCTCACTCAGATACCGAAGTTCCTTGAGGTAGGCACTTCGATCATCTCCTCGATCCTCAGCGGAATTGCTGAGAAGGCTGGTGATTTGATCACCTCCGCAGTGCCGGTCATCGCAAACTTCGCTGCCGAACTGTTGGGCCAGCTTCCCATGTTGATTCAGACCGGGTTCAACATCATCGTCGCTCTGCTCGATGGGGTCACCAATTCTTTGCCGACCTTGATACCTGCGGTGGTCACAGCAGTGGTCGACTCAATCACCCAACTCTTCGACGCGGGTAACCTCAGCGCACTGCTTGATGCTGGGCTGGCCCTCCTGACGGGGCTCATCACCGGTATCATTTCAGCGCTTCCCACGTTGATCGCGGCACTGCCGAAGATCATCGTCGGAATCATTACCTTCTTGGTGAACGCGATACCCGTCCTCATCGAAGCGGGCATCACGTTATTCATGGCTCTAATCGACGCGCTGCCTCAGATCATCATCGGTATCGTGACGGCCATTCCGCAGATCATCACCGGCATTATCACCGCCGTGCTCGGCGCTATCCCGAAACTGATTGAGGCTGGCATCAAGCTCTTGATCGCCCTTGTTTCAGCGACTCCGACGATCATCATGGAGATCATCAAGGCTGTGCCGCAGATCATCTCTGGTCTTGTGGGCGCGTTCACTAACCCGACCACGATGATGCAGATCGGCAATGCTGGGTTGCAGCTCATCCGTGGACTCTGGGAGGGCATCAAGGGTGCCGGCGATTGGCTGTGGAAGCAGATGCAAGGCTTCTTCGGTGGTGTGATCAAGAACATCAAGAACCTGTTCGGTATCCGCTCACCATCGACCGTGTTCGCTGGCTTCGGCGACTTCATGATCCAGGGCCTCGAGAAGGGTCTTACCGGGCCTAACAATCTCGGTTCGATCATGACCGACCTGTCTGATCAGGTGACAGGTGGGTTCCAGGGCTCACTCGCTGCCACTGCTAGGACCACCGTTACTACTGCTGCATCCGCGGTAGCACCGGGAGCATCCAGTGATGGCTTCACAGCGGACCCGCAACTGCACACGCTCGTCAGGAACCTCATCACCGCGGTGAGCAGCATTCAGCCCGGTTGGGTGCTACCTGAGCAGCTTGCTCAAACCAATCAGGTCGGCACTGGCCGACTTGCCGCACTGGGGGCGAGCTGATGGCTACCGTCACAAGTCACATCTGGTTCGGTTGGACCGATCGCACTGGCGGGTTCTTCCAGTGGGCCCCGGCACCGCTGAAAGGGATCAGCGTCAGCAACGCCGGATACACCGAGGGCATGCTTTTCGAGAACGGCGGGCGCACCCGCGCACGCAGCGCTCGCTACTCGAAGGTGTACACAATCACCGCGATCGGTGAGTCCAAAGAAATGGACGGGTACTCGGTCTACAACAAGGCCGCATCCGGTTTCTACGGCATCGCCCGCAAGTGGAGGTTCGCGGACTACTACGCCTTTGAGACGAACCTGTTCCCCGCAGGGTGGAGTGAGCCGGCACGGCGCGAGTCTGACTGGTACAACACGGGATCTAGTGAGCCAACGTTCTCGGACACAGGAGCGACTTCCTACAATCAGCCATCTCGGAAAGCAACCTTCGCGATCACCACCGCTAGTGGTGCGACCCCGCTCTCAGACTCGAGCATCCCATACGTAGACATTCCTATACCTCCGACGCACACCCTGCGGTTGGGGTGCAGCGGAGCAAGGACCGGAACGGCAGTGGTACGTGTCGAGAGTTGGGTGAACGATGCGAGCACGCCAGGAGCGACCGCTGACTTGACGTTGCTGTCAGAGTCGGGCAGCACGCGGATGAACGCCACTGTTTCGGGAGCCTCCTATAACTGGGCACGCATTTTCTACACCAGGACTTCCTCAGCAGCTTCCACGGTTACCCCCATATCTCTCATGGCTCAGCTCTGGGCGACCGGTGTGACACCTTCCCTCGTTGGGAATCACATCACTGGCGAGGGACACACTCAGCTCGAGTTCGCGGATGACGCGATCGTGGAGGACTACGAGTTCATCTACCCGCCGAAGAAAGCGATCTCGACCACTCTGGAGGAGGTCGTCTAGTGGCAACCAGGGTGACCCTTAACGGGTCAGGTTCCATCGGAGACATTGAGCCTGGCTGGTCCGTGTCGGAAGACTGCACCCCTGCAGCTTTGGGTGACTCTTCCGGTTCTGTGGGGTCAGCTTCAGTGGATGCTGCTTCGACTTCCTCGTCGGTGTTCGCGACCGATAACGGCTTCCAACTCACGGACGAGAACCTCGGAGCGTTTTCCGGCACGGTGGTTGATGCCCGTGTTGCTGGGATACGTGCTTCATTGAGCGTGGCCGGAAGGCTCGACGTTCTGGTTGGCAATCAGACGGTTGGGCCGATCTGCGGATCAGCGTTCTACGAAGCGGGTGAAGTAACCGCCATTCAGGCAGCTATCAATGCGCAGCATATCCTCGCCCACGCTGACGGCTCTGTTGCCTATCTCGTGGGCAATGGAACTGATTCCGTTATCTACCATGTTGTAGACGATGAACTGAGTTCCGTGACTGTGACAGGGCTCTCTGGGCCGGCAGGTTTCACCTATGACGAGGTGGGTGGTTACTACTACATCGCCGCAACCCTGACCGGCGCTCGACAGATCCACAAGGTTTCCCCGGCTGGTGTCATCGCATGGTCCTCTGGCTCGAACGGCACCGGCAATGGTCAGTTCGGGACGTTCAGCAATGCGAACATGTTGTACTTCCACCCAGCCTCTAACCAACTATTCGCGGCCGACTACGGAAACAATCGAGTCCAGTATTTCAATGCGTCCGGGACGTATGTAGGAAAGTGGGCATATTCACTCGCGTCAGCCCTAACAGGCACCAGCGCAAACATTTACACGCAGGATTCGAACTGTCTGGTGACAAGGACGAGTACGACGGGTGGTTCCCCTTCGGCGATTCCCGATCTGCGGGTCTCATACGACGGTAGGGGAATTGCTGTATCGCATGATGGGCTACGGCTCCTTATCGCATCATCGAACTCATCAGCTACTGAAAGTTCGTTCCTTGATATTCATCGGATCTCTGACCTCGCTCTGATCGATACGAGAACCTTTGACGTCGACATTGTGGGCATCGCTGTAGGACCGACCTACACGTATGTCCAACCGCAAGGTAGCCCGCCGCCGACCCCAGCGACTCTGCTGTTCGTTTCCGACACAACTCTGCGCGGCGCGTTCTCCTACTACCTGTCCCTTGCAGGCATCAACGATTTCGCCTATGAGGCATCAGCCGATCCGACGATTGTTGTGGCCGGGTGGGCGGGTGATATGTGGTCGCGCATCAAGGAGTTGTGTGCCGCTTACAGCGTGCAGATGAGCTGGTTTGGCGGGAAGCCCCTCGTACGCGATATCGGATCTGTGACGTTAGCGATCGACAACAAGAGTGTGCCGACGGTCGCCCCCTCGAACGTATTCGGCGGTCGTCAGATCAACATCGTCCACCAGAACCCGAAGGCCGGCGCTCAGACCATGTTCATGGCTGACTCCACCTATTCAGTCGATGTCGGCCAACGCTTGTCGGTGACGGTGCGCACCAACAGCTATCCGACCATGCTAAACACCCCCACGGCCACCGATTCCGTCCCTGCGGGCTCGGGTGAATACCATGTGATCGATTCGAACGGGGCGGGGGTTCCTGCCGCTACGTGGACTGCCGCTGGCGGTAGTGTCATCGCAGTTATCGGGTATGGCGCTGGCGAGATCGATCTGACCTTCACGGGCCCGACCGCAGCTATGGTCGGCTATACCGGTCCGTTCAAGTTCCTTGAGACAGCGAATGGTGCCGCATCCCTCTCTGTTCGCGGCGAGGGCGTAGTGACACGCCCAGCCACGCTCGAACTGCTAACTGGGGCTGACGAAGCTCGCACTACCCAACAGGTCGCGTTCACAGTCGACTCGCCCTTCATCGACACAATCGATCGAGCGTACGACCGTGGCGTGTGGGCTGCGAAGGAAGCTGCGGGGCCCTCAGTCGAGGTGACGTTCACCGTCCCAACTGATTCCCTCGCAGGATTCGGTGCCACAGGAGGGTCGATCTTTGAGTATCAGGACTCCAAGTATCGGGTCACCCAGATCAGATATGGGAGGGTCAAGTCCCAGCTCACTGGCACCCGTTATGTGCTGGCTGTCGAATCAGATGCGGTGTGGGCTGGTCAGACGCTCGGTGACCGGGACACGTTCTGGGCTGGGTACTCTGCCGGCGACCGCACCATAAAACCTCTCGCGTCCTAACCACCCCCGCTTCTCGATAGCCCCTCACGGGGCTTCTTCCATTTAAGGATTCCTAGTGGCTGAAATCAAGCCTGTCACCGTGCAGGCCACGGGTGACGACCAGCAGTGGAAACGCGACGTTGATCGGGCGATAGCTGAGCTCGTCCGCGCTGACGCAGAGAAGCAGTCACAGATCGACTATCTGAAAGGTCTGGTTCCCTGATGCCAACGACCAGAGGTATCTACTACCCCGCCACATCTACCGTCGACGGCTATGTCACAGATGTTGCCGCCGTCGCTACATCGATAACCGCCACACGATCTCAAATGCACTTCACCTGGGCAGACTCAACCGCCAGGACTGCCGCCACAGGGATGATCATTGATGATTGCGGTTACCAAACCGACACCGGAATCACCTACAGGTACAACGGGTCCGCATGGAAAGCATGGGAATCCGACTGGATCACATACACGCCGACTTTGGCCGGGATCACAATCGGCACGGGGGGTAGTGCTGCGTCGGCTTGGTCATACAAGTACGTTCTGGGCGATATTCGGGTAAAGGGTGGCGCTATCCTGGGCTCTTCGGGGGGTGCTGTTACCGGAGTTCCCACGATCACGATCCCCGCGAACAGGGTCGCTCTCGTCCACCCTTATGAGGCTACTGCTGGTGGTGCGGTCCTCTATGACACCAGCACAACAACGCCTTACCTCGTCACGGTCGGGACTGATAACACCAACGTGGATAAGGTGCGCCTCTACCCGCATAACTCGGGAGCAGTCGTGTCAGCGATTTCCGCGACGGTCCCGTTCACTTGGGCTGCCGGCGATGCAATCACTGTCGACTTCACATACCGGCCCGCCTAATGCCTCGCCCGATCCGTGTCCCGTTCACTATCCCTCCGGGTGCCCAGTTCGGTGCGGTCCGTGCCGGTGGTTTACGTCGCCACGCTGCAACTGATTACCACGTCCCGATTGGCACACCGATCTATGGCACTGGTGATGGTGGCCGGGTGACAGAGATTGGCTACAACGGCGACGTGTGGGCAGGGCTCGGCCACTACGTCGGCATCACTTACCCTGACGGGTCGACCCGTGACGCGCACATGCAAGCGCGGACACCTCTGAGAATGGGTGACCCTGTTGGGCCGACTACTCTCGTCGGTTTTGTGGGGTTGACGGGCAACGCGGTCAACGCCTCCCCGCCCGGTTCGCATGACCACCACGAGCGCCGCAAACCCAACGGGCTACTGGTGAACCCCGAGGTGTACTACGGGGGTTCCGCAACAGCCAGCAACGGCACCATCACCCCCATCGACGCAGAGACAGAGGATCACGACATGCCCGAACTAACCGCCCTGATCTTCAACAACCCTGGCGACAGTGGCAAACCAGAGTGGAACTCCACCGCTGTCATCGACCACATCCGCGGGTTCGTGACCACCAGCATCGGTAGCGACTCCCGCGACCTATGGGAGCACGAGAAGAACATTGCCCGCGCTCTGGGGTGGAAGGTGACCGAGGTTCAGGCGAGCGCCGACATTTGGGGAACCGCCCGCGCCAGATTCACCAGACCCACCACAGCGGTCGATGCGGCAGCGCTCGCCAAATCACTAGCCCCTCTGCTCAACGATGGCGAAGTGAACGACGGAGACCTTTCGGCGCTCGAACAGAAAGTGCTCGCAGCAATCGGGAACGTACCCGCCGCCACCCGCGCCGCGATCGTCAAATAACGCAGACCTTCGACCGTAGGAGGCCGATCACATGACAACCGAACCGCAGATGAAACCCCAAGAAACCATCATCTTCATGCTCGGCAAACTCGACGGACAAATGGCATCAGTCACCGCAACCGTCACCGCATCATCAGCAGCCCAAGCGTCAGTCAACGCGGAGAACAAGCGGGAACACGAAGAGTTCCGCGCCACCCTCCAAGAACAAGGGCTCGACATCAACACCCTCAAATCCACCCAACCCGTGAAGGTATCCCCCTGGTCCAAAGCCGGCGTGATCATCGCGCTTCCCTCATCCGTGGTCGCCCTCATCGGATTCGTCCTCATCTACTTCAACCGCTAAACGAAAGGCACCACCCATGAACATCAGCCCGAAAGTGATCGCCCCCGCGATCTTCAACATCATCCTCATCGGAGTCGTCGCAGCCATCGCCGGCATCACCCCCGACCTGCTCGACTTCCTCGGGCCGTGGGCTGGTGTCGCCTACCTTGGTGTTGCCGCGATCGGCACAGCACTGGCCGGGTACATCAAACGTGACCCTGCTCGAGACACCGAAATCCACGACCCCGAGTTCCAAGTCACCGGTTTTGCAGACAACGAGCGCGGAGAATGACCGGACCAGGCGACGAATACCACGTCCCCACCGATCCAATGGACGAACTGCAATGCGAGTCCTGCCAATAGACAACAAAACAAAAGCGCCGCCCCACCTTCACAAGAGGACGGGGCGGCGCTTTCTTCGTTAACTCACTCCGGTTCGGGTACGAGAGTGAGCGGGGTGACAACGGCAGACTCTTTACGGTCCGCCTTGTCCAGGTCATAGAGACGAAACACATCCGGTATGGAAGTGAAGTCACGGTGAACCTGTTCGGGTGCAGGCGTATGCCCGGGGGGTGGGCTGATGAATGTGTCATCCATACGACGACAATAGAAGAGCCCAAACCAAATTAATAGTGGTATGGGTACCTCTATCCATCCGCACTGGGATCCTAGACTTGCCCAATGATCTCGGTTCTCGTCGTTACCTACAACCACGAGCAGTGGATCGACAGGGCACTAGCGTCCGTGCACAGGCAGAGCGGGATCGGCAAGGTTGAGATAGTAGTTGCCGACGATGCATCGAACGACGACACCCTGCACATGGTGGAGCGTTGGAAGAATCGACTCAACCTTCGCATCCTTCCAACAGAACCAAACATGGGCATAACCCGCAACTACCAGCGTGGGTTTGCGGCAACACAAGGCGACTTAGTTGCCGTTCTGGAGGGTGACGACGAATGGTCCCACCCACGCAAGTTGAAACGCCAAGCCCGGGCCATGCGAGACAAGAGCCTGAGCATGTGCGCCACCCGCACCTTAATGATCACTAACGGTGGCGAGCAAGAGGAGGTGCTTCCGTACCCGCTGAGTAGTCGTAGAAGGTTCTCGGCAGAAGAGCTTGCCGGTGGAAACGCGTTCTCCACCTTCTCCGCATGTATGTACCGAAAAACTGCGCTTGAACACATCAACCCAGAGGTCTATAGCCTGACCGCCTACGACTGGTTGATCAATCTGCTCGTCACCGAAACGGGCGAAGGGCTTCTACTACCCGAGGTAATGACCACTTACCATCGCCATTCAGCCGGGGTCTGGTCTCAGAAGACTCAAACAGAACGCGATCGACAAGTAATCAATCTCATCCCTCAGTACCAGCGTTTTCTTCGCCCCTCAGTCGCAGAAGAGGTAGGACGACTCAGGTCATACCTGATTGACAACCTGTAAGACTGCCGGCCTCGCTTATACCTGTGGCAGCGTGCCACACGTTTCTCTCGCTGAGATGCCCTGAGTACCCCATTTTGTCCTGCTAATGGCCGTCAAATAGGGCGAGTTTAGGCACGCTGTGCGGGTTCAAGTCCCGCATCCGGCACAACAATACGGGCCTGTGACCAGCACTTTTCAGAGAAAACACCCTCTCCCGCTGGCTTATGCCACGTCGTAGTCCCACAAAACCCTGCAAACGTGGGACAATGGGGTGTGGCAGCGTGCCACAGATGTGGCAGAAATGGGGCACCAATGGGCACCAAGACGCTGTACTCGGCCTCTATTCGCCCCAGGCCCAGAGCTGATGGAACCACGGCCTACGACGTGCGTTATCGGCATGAGGGCAAGTCCCGCACCCTGTCATTCACGACCGCGAAAGCTGCAGACAACTGGGCGTCCATTCTCCGCAAAGTCGGCCCCGTCGAAGCGCTCGAATTCCTCAACCTCGCCACCACAGACGGCACCCCCACCGTGGCGGACTACGCCGAGAAATACATCTCCACCAAGTCAGGCATCGAAGGACGAACAGCCGACAGCTACCGCACCTACATGCGACTCCACATCGGCCCAAGTCTCGGACATCTCCCACTCGATGCGGTGAGCTCCGACGCGATAGCCGCATGGATCAACTTGCGTGCAGCAGAAGGTGCCGCGTCGAAGACGATCAAGAACGATCACGGGTTCCTGTCGGCCATGTTCCAGTCTGCGGTCGACGGTGGGATCATCCCCCGTAACCCGTGCAGCCGATCCCGTCTACCAGAGTCCGAACATCGAGAGATGGTTTTCCTCTCCCCCGACGAGTTCACCAACCTGCTTGCCTACATCCCACCCCGCTACCTAGCCCTCGTCCTCACCCTCGCGTCGACTGGGCTGCGGTGGGGTGAAGCGACTGCGTTGCGTCCCGAAGACTTCGACCTCGAGGCCAGGACTGTCAGGGTGTCTCGTGCGTGGAAGTCTTCACGGGCACAGGGTTGGTACATCGGCCCGCCGAAGACGCGCAGATCTAAGCGCACCGTGTCGATGCCCGAAGATCTTGTTGCTCTCCTCGTCCCGTTACTCGAGGCGCGTACCGAGTATGTGTTCACCAACGCTTTCGGGAAGCCTGTGAGGCAACAGAACTTCCACGAATCAGTGTGGGCACCAGCGCGACGCCTGGCCAACGGGCAGCAAGCATTCGACAAGGCCAAAGCCGACCCTGACCAGGAATGGAAGGCACGCACAAACGGTGTGTGGGACGGCAGGAGCCCCGCAAAGAAACCGTTGGGGAAGATGCCCAGGGTTCACGATCTCAGGCACTCACACGCCTCCTGGCTGATCGCTGCTGGCGTGCCCATAGATGTGGTGTCACGGAGGATGGGGCACGAGTCGATCACGACCACGGTCAACATCTACGGCCACATTGCGGAGGAGCGACTGAACCGTGCCGGCGATGCGATAGGCATTGTGCTGTCCGGTGCGATGCCTCAGCTCACCCGCTGACTGTACCCCGAGTGAGTGCCCCCACTTCGGGGGCTATTGTTCTCGAAGTCTTTTGAATGTCAGTGACCAGGCATACCGTGAATCAATCCTGTAGCTCAGACCACTGCTGCGGGTCTGGGATCGGGGTCGTCAATGGGAGACAGTCAGGAAAGCATCGAGGACATGCTGGCGGGTGATCTGCTGCGACTAGCTGCCTCGAAGGGCATACCAGTGGGCGATCTTCTACGAGAGTTCGGCCTTAGTGAAGACCTCGATGAGAGTCATGTCTAGAGCGCTCGACAGCGATCTGACATCTCTGATCCTCAATAGTCGTTCGTCGTGTAGGTAGCGCTTCACGGTCCTCACGCTGAACCCGGTCATCGTCGCGAGTTGTTCAAAGTTCAACCCGAGTTCTTCCTTGCGATTGCGGAAGACGGTTGCGATTGCTGCGTTCTCGGCATCGCCGGTCTTGTCTGTGCCCATACAGACACTTTAAGACCAAAACGGGCACTCTTCGACCCGTTCATGTGTCCAAGAAGTTAACTTAACCAAATAGTGACCAATCGGGCACTCTCATGTAGAGTGCCTATATGGTCACTTTGACACCGCAGACAGAGATAGCCGCAGGAGTCGAAACACTCCGCAGCAGCAGGGGCATCCCCGTCGCACGCCTATCCGACGCAACGGGAATACCCCGCACAACACTGGCCAGGAAGCTCCCACGTGGTGACGACTTCACAGTCTCAGAGCTCCGAGCTATCTCGATCATCCTCGACGTTCCGCTGACCTACTGGTTCGGAGCTCACTCGTGATCGTATTGGACGAGGTGAACGACCTCGAAACCACAGCGGCCTACCTCAAGATGCTGCCGACGAAACTTGCGTCCATCGCATCGGGGCCGACCCCCAAGATCGGCTCTATCAAAGAGGGCCGCACACGAACCTTCCCTCGTGCCGCGATCGAAGCGTACGTCGAAGCAAACACCATCCACCCCGTTACCCCTCCGCCATTCGGGTTGACAGAACGCTCTGCGCGCCGCGTTAGGCGCTCTCCCTGATCTGGGGTGTCCCCATTTCACCCGATGTTGTGGGGGCACTCTTCCAGCCGGTTTCAGGGTCGCACCTGATCCCGGCACGCATCACAACTTCACAGCTCCGGTATCTCGTTATCTGCCCCGTTGACCAGCGGCGTAAGAGGGACCGGCAATAACTCCACAGTGCTTTAGCTGGATCTGCTTTGAGTCCGTCTTTGGTTGGCGGTGCTATCGGCGGGTTTGCATCACAAGAAGGTCAGCAGCATGGGTTGCCGCATTCGGATTGTCCCCTTTGGGGAAGCGGTAGTCGCCACACCACGGCATGTAAGGGGAACCGACCCTGGCTGTGAGATACGGGCTGATCGGCCAGGACGGCATACACGCGGGGTTCGAGTCCCCGGCTGGCACCACTACTCACTCATCTCTATAGGGAGGTTCCACAATGACTGTTGCAATCCACCCCCACGACACTGCACGCGCCAGGAGACACGACCCTGACACATCCCATGAAGCGGCTGATGTGTCTGCCCGTAACCGTCGCCTGGTGATGGATACGGTGTTCGGTCGTCCTCTGGAGCACCCTTCAACGGATCACGAGTTGGAGGAGTGGTATGCGGCGAATGCTGCGATTCTCCCTGCCGCGCATCCTGGTACACCGAGGAAGCGGCGGTCGGATTTGGCTAAGGCTGGTCTGGTCATTCGGACCAACTTGAAGCGTCCGCATAGGGATGCTGCGTTTCCGACTTATGTGTGGGCGGTGGCGTTGTGAAGCGCCGCAGTACTTATACGCGGTCAAGTGTTCTGAACCATCCTTTGGTGCAGCTTTCGATGGTAACGATCATCGTCCTGTCTGGGCTGGGTGCGTACGTGATCCTGTACCGGTTCTGATGGGCGTCACAGTAACAAGTGGTGAGGACACCATCAGCCGCGAGCACTGGGTGTCCTGCACCGGTCACCGCTACGCGCACCCCTGCACCTTCGAGGGCTACGTCGACGTCTACTTCGACCATTACGAGATCAGTTGGGAATGCCCAACCTGCGGCACCACAACAACTAAGGCTTTGGAGGATTGGCGATGAGCGATCTGATGACTGTTATCCGTGACGTGGCAGGTCAGTGCCCGTCAACTTTTTTGGGCACCCGTTGCACTCGTGCTGCACGACATGACGGTGACCATGAAGCGGTTCCGATGAGGGCGGGTGAGTTCTCGGAAGTGTTCTGGTCTGAGGATGCACAGGTGTCCGCATGACCCGCGCTGCACGGTGGCAACGAACCAAGGAGGTTGCCGCTGTCCTGTTCTTCCTGGCTGTGTTCTGTGTGGCGGTGTTCCTGTGATCCGGCAAACGATCGCCTGGATCCTCGGCGTCGGGGTTGTGTTTTTCGTCCTCGGTTTCCTTGCCGGCGCTATCACCACCGAACTGTCCTACCCGCCCGCAGTCATCGACGTACAGCTACCCACGAAAGCGAACTGATGGACGACGACGGATACGACAGAGACGACTACAAGTCCGAGTGGTATATGGAAGAGGTGCTCGACCAGTGATCTCCCCAGACAGGTTCATCATCCAATCCCGATACGAACCTGAATGGCTCGAGGCCCGCACGCACGGGGTCACAGCAACCGCTGTAGCTGAGGCCGCAACACCGTCAGGTTATGAATCGCACGTCCGCTCCTGGTCCGCGCCGGCCTTCACCGGAAACGTCTATACGGAGTTCGGTTCGTGGGCTGAAAGGTACCTGCTCGAGCACGCGCAACAGACGCACGGAATCCTGCCCTCCGATTGGCTTATCTGCGGAGACGTGGACTGGCATCTCGGAACCCCTGATGGGTTGTCACTCGACCACCGCACAATCGCGGAAGCGAAGACAGGCGGGGTCATCCCCAAGTCGGTCCCGCGGAAGCACAGAGATCAGAGCTTGTGGAATCTGCACATCACTGGTGCTGACCGTTGCCTCTACCTGTTCCAACATCGTGCGGTCGCGGATGACGGCACCTTCTACCTCGGCCTTCTTGAGCCGATCACTTTCTGGATTGACCGGGACGAGACCCGCATTGCCGAGCTCGTGACCGTCGCTGAACGACTCATGGAGGCCAAACATGGCAACGACTTCTGACCACGCATCCCTAGCTGATGCTCTGCTCGCGTTCCAAGCCGAGTTGCCACACGTTGGTAAGGACAACGAGGCTGACACGGGGAAGTTCAAGTACAAGTACGTCGATCTCACCACACTCACCGACATTGCCCTGCCGTTGTTGAACAAGCACGGCATGTCGTGGTCTACCTGGCCGAACGTCAACGAGCACGGCGCTGTCCTGACCTACATGCTGACCTTCGGCAAAGAGCAGCAGAGAGGCAGCTACCCCCTGGGTGCCGCAAACCAGCCACCTCAGTCCCTTGGATCAGCGATCACCTACGCACGCAGGTACGCACTATGCGCTGTCACAGGTATCGCACCGGGTGGTGACGATGACGACGCACAAGTCGCCCAAACACCACCCGCACCGACAGTTGACCCGATCGTCGTCACCGAGTGGGTTGAGCAGTTCAACAGTGCTGACAGCATCCCCGCGTTGCAGGCCCTGTGGGAAGAGGCAGGCAAATCAGGGGTCACGAAGGATCCGAAGATCGCAACCGCGAAGGACGCTGCGAAGAAGAGACTGGCGTGAGCGACACCAGCACCCACTCGCCTGCCACCTTCGCAGCAACAATCATCCTCCCGCTAGCGAAGAACCCCCTATCGCTAAACGGTCGTGACCACTGGCGCACTAAGGCGAAGCACACAAAACAGTGGCGCACCTTCACCGCCCTGCAGGCGGCACGGTTTCCTGAGCTCGGACGCTGCGACGTGACCCTCACCTGGGTCGTCCGCGACCGACGCGACCGTGACGAAGACAACCTGTACCCGCTCCTGAAAGCGTGCTGTGACGGGCTCGTGGATGCCGGCGTGGTCATCAAAGACACCGCCGACTACATGGGCAAAACCTGTCGGATTGAGCGCCGTGACGTACCTGTCGCGTTCATGGAACTGCGTGTCGAATCGCGCAACCTTCAACCCACACTTTAGACATCTTTCTATACACCCCGGATGCCTACGCGCCATTGAAAAATGCGGACCTTATACACAGGCCAGACCCCAACTTGTCCCCAGAAATGAGGACAAACAAGTGAACTACTCACAGCCTTATCCACATAGCCGTTTGTCGAACATGTGTTCGCCTTCCAGGATTGTGCTGCTGCCCCAAAAGGCAGGACGGCCAGGTGCTGTAACACCGAGGCCGTCCCTAATTCCCGCTTTCCATAGGAGGAATCTTGACCACCCTACAGACCGCAGCGATTGCGCATCTGAGACTCCTGCAGTCCGAGCAGATCCCATCCCAGGATGCGCTGTATGTGCATCTTGCTTTCGCATACGGAGTCACCGTCGACGCGATAGCCGAATCTTCAGGGCTCTCACTTACCACCGTTAGAACGATCCTCGGTGGCTCATAGTGGCGCGGGACCGAGCCAACATTCGGACCGATATTTGGGCCGACGACCACTGGCGTGCGCTTTCTCACGGAGCCCAATGGCTCTATCACTTCATCCTCGAGTCCCCCACCCTGAACCTATGTGGGGTGGCGGACTGGCGACCTAGCAAGTGGTCCCGCATGAGTTCCGACGTCGAACGTTCCGATATCGAACTTTGGGCCGCGGAGTTGGAGCAGGAGCACTTCCTGGTCGTTGATCTGGACACCGAAGAGGTGTTGGTCCGGTCGTTCTTCCGCCATGACGGCATCCTCTCCCAACCCAACCCGATGAAGGGAGCGGCGCGGGAGTTCGCGGGAATCGGTTCATCAGTTATCCGCAGTGTTATCTCCTTCGAGCTGAACAGGTTGAAGAAAGAGCACCCCGAGGGAACGGGTAAGTCGAACGTCTGGGAGTTAGTAACCGAGCTGCGGACAGTACTGAAAACCCCTCCAATCGACATTCGGAAGGGTTCCGACAACCCTTCGGGGAACCCTTCCCAGAACCCTTCGGTAAACCCTTCTGACACCTCTACCTCTACCTCTACCACTACAGAAGCTTCGCTTCTTGCAGACGAAACGAGGAAGAAGCCCGAGACACGCTTGCCCACCGATTGGGTTCCCACCGCAGCTCATTACGAGCGAGCCAAACAGAACCGCATCGACATCCTCAAGGAAACCGAGGCGTTTCGACTCCACGCCGAGACGCACGACAGGCACGCAGCGAACTGGAACGCAGCCTTCACGACATGGCTCACCAAAGCGAAACCCGCACCAAAGAAAACCACCGACTGGATGAATCAATGACAGGTTCCCCCGCGGAACGTCACCTACTCGGCTCACTAATATTCGACTCCCGGCAATACCGAAACGTTGAAGACATCGTCAACCCAGACGACTTCGAAGACGAACGCCTCGGACGTGTCTACGCCGGCATCGGGCAGATGGTCTCCATGGGGAAACCCGTCGACCAGATCACCGTGCAGAATATGTGGCCCGAGTGGGAGATCCGCGGGATACCCTCCACGGACGTGTTCTTGTGGGCGGACGCTGAAGTGTACGTTCACGCTTCACACGAATACGCCAGGGCAGTCAAAGACGCTTCAGTGCGCCGCGGGATTCGCAACGTCATCCAGTTCATGGCCGACAACGCACGCGACGAATCGTTCCCACCACTCGACGTCGCATCCCGTGCCGCCGCGTTGCTGGACGAAATCAGACAAGGGGCATCATCGGGGCTGCTAAATGCCAGAACGTTGGCAGAAATCCTCGAAGGCACCGACACCTACGACTGGATCATCCCCGGCCTCCTCGAACGTCAGGATCGTCTCGTCATCACCGGTGCTGAGGGTGCAGGGAAAACAACGTGGGTAAGGCAACTGGCGGTCCTAGCGGCGGCAGGTATCCACCCCACAAAGTTCACCCCGATGGCACCCCTGAAAGTCCTCGTCATTGATGCGGAGAACACGGAACGGCAGTGGCGGCGTGCAGTCAGGTGGACATCCACCGAAGCTGCCCGCATCGGTGCTGTCGACCCGCGACTGAACGTCCACATCCAGGCCGGCAGACGGATCGACATCACCCGCGGATCCCACCTGTCGGAGATTCACCGACTGCTGGACATCCACACCCCAGATGTCCTCTTCATCGGCCCGCTCTACAAGCTCGTCCCGAAAGCGATCACGAACGATGACGACGCAGCCCCGCTGATCGTCGCCCTCGACTCGCTGCGTGAACGTGGTGTCGCCCTGGTCATGGAAGCGCACGCGGGTAAGGCAGCGGGGATGGACGGGGAACGCAACCTTGCACCCCGCGGATCCGCAGCACTCATGGGTTGGCCCGAGTTCGGGCTGGGCATCAGACACACGGACGACCCCCAGGTGGTGTCCGTTGTCCGGTGGCGTGGCGACCGTGACGAACGTGAATGGCCGAAGGCGATGCACAAGGGCGGTGAGTGGCCATGGATGCCAACAACCGAGTGGTGATGGACGACATGCTTCCGTCCGATATCGCCTTCACAGCGTTCCTGCGGTCCCTCACCCCAGCACGGGTACGCCGGGCAACCCGACCGAAGTTCCGCGGTTGGGAGCTCGCCCAGTACAGGGAAGCGAAACCTCGCCGCCCACGACGCAAATCGTCGTTCCAACCAACCGAGCAACAAATACAAATCGCAATGGCCACTATCAGGGCCGAACGTAAACAGAAAGCAAGCTGACATGGCAAAGATCGAAATCGAATCCGCCTTCGTAGAGGCATGGAACAAGACCACCGACCAGCACCCCGCATGGGGGATGAAGACTGCGGAACCGCACTCGAAGAAGAACGACGCGGGCAAGTACGACACGGTTGGGCGTACCTTCCGCACCATCAAGGTGTCCCGTGCCTCCGGTATCGACCTCACCCAGTTCGCCAAGGGTGACCGGGTGAAGGTGTGGGGTTCCGAACAGACAGAAACCCGCGAGCACGAGGGCAAAAAGTACTACGACCTCATCGTGTGGGCCGACCGAGTAGAGCCTGCCGACAACAAAGGCCAGAGCCCCGCGCCGGCAAAGACCGCAGATGAGCCATGGGGGAACCTGACCTCAGCAGACGTGCCGTTCTAGCTCATGTCAACACGCCTGAGTACAGACACAACACGAAAGGAAGACCGCAATGGGTGACATTGGTGAACCGCTGCGTCACATCGAGCTTGAGCCTGTTGAGGCTCCGATCAGCGTCCCGCAGCCCGAGAAGGTGCCGGCGTGAACCCGGACGAGCAGTTCAAGGGTCGGGAGAACTTCTTCCAGCGGAAGGCCAAGCAGGCTAAGCCTGCCGGTTTGCCTTCCGACCGGAAGAAATCGGAGAAGCCTGCACCTTCACCGAAGTCCGTGGTGATTCCGAAGTACAGCAGCGGCAGTGAATGGGTGCAATTCGACCGACAGGGTGTGACGAACAGCTACGACCAACTCGTATCCGCGTACCTGCGGATGGCTGGTCCGTCGCGCCTGTTGTCGCGGCAGTCGATCGATCCGAAGTTCTCTGGCAAGGAGTTTGCTGCAACGTCAGCGAAGGGCGCACGGTCGTTCAAGATCGACCCGCTTGGTCGACTGACTGGGATTCACTACCGGCAGGTGTGGACCCCAGGCGAGAACCAGGCCGAGTGCCGCGCCGATCTCGGCAACCACGCCGAGGGTCAGTTCCCGCAGTGCCGCTGTGGCTTCTACGGCTACTACGACGGCTCGAACGATTACCACGACCGTGGTCTCGTCTCGGGAGTAGTGGAGGGCTATGGCGAAGCCGTGCTGGGGTCTCAGGGCTTCCGGGTGATGAAGGCGCGCATCCTCGCGCTGACGATCAACGACACCGTGCCGGCCCCCGTTGCGCGTCTCGTGGCTCGGAACTATGCCGAGATCCCGATCTTCGAGACGTTCTCCCGCATGGTGTCCGAGTTCCCCACCGACTTCGAGCTCACCGACAAGCAAGCGCCGTCACCCGATACAGATCCGGACTTCTGGACCCGCAATGCGTGAGCGCATACGTCGCAGTGCTGACACGCCGAGTGAGGTGAAGTGATGACGCCCGAACAACTCGAGGCCCGCCGTAAGCAGTCCCGTGAGGCGAAAGCCCGGCAGCGGGCAGCCATGACACCCGATGAACGGGCCGCGCATCGTGCCCAGCATGACGCGAACTACCGGGATCAGCACCGTGAGGAACGCCGGCAGTACGACCGTGACCGGCTGGTCAAGATCGCCATCGACCCGAACCGCAGACGACAGACGAAAGAGGAGATCTGAATGCCGACCATCACACTGCCCGACGCATGGGCGCTCGTCGCACCGTGCGGCTGCACTGACGGACTCTGCACAGCCGTGGTCAACGGGAGGATCACCCACCCGGATGAGGCGGACGCGTGGAAGCTGTTCACCCCGCTCAAGAAGGACCGTGACAAGGAAGCGAAGCAGGGCTACAAGATCGAGGCCCGATACGGGAAGCAGAGCATCAGCGCTGACTGCCCCCACGAGCCGAAGTGGGGCATCAAGTGACAAAGGCCAAGCCGAAGGCGGATGACCCGCGCTGCGAGCACCAGGACTTCGATGGAACGTTCCTGCACCGCGTATCGAGCGTCCGTGATGGTGACGACTGGCATGGCCGGTCCTTCCGCAGCACATGGGTATGCGCTGAACGCGCTTGCACCCTTGACGCTCAAGCTTGGGCGTTGCGGTCTGGCGAACCAGAGGTGTTTACCTACGCCCACCGTGGGCACGACTGCGACATGTGCATGCCCGTGCAACTACCTTCCAATACACGTCAGGAGGCGAACGATGACGCTCGGAACCATTGACCCGACCGCCTACGAACTGGGTGGCGATGTGGACCTCAGCGACCCGCGCATCCGCCGTCTAGACGGCTGGTCCAACCACGGCATGATGCGGTTGCAGATGCCGTTCATGACCGAGGTGGCCGAGAACCTGTGGCATGGCGGCGTGGAGCGCGGCATGGTCCTGCCCGAGTTCGTGCAGTTCAAGCTCTCGCTGTACCCGTGGGAGGACTACGAAATCCAGCACGACGTCGAGTCTCGCAAGGTCGAGATGTACGACAGCCTCGACCAGGGATTCGATCGGGTCATCGAACTCGCTGAATGGGTCAACGAGCGCCGCTTGATCGGGCCGGTCTTCGTCCACTGTCAGGCGGGCCTCAATCGTTCCAGCCTGGTCGTGGCGATGGCCCTGCTTGGTCTCGGAGATGTTGATACCGGACAAGAGGCGATCGACCTCATCCGCAAGAAGCGCGATCGCGCCTGCCTCTGCAATCCGAGCTTCGAGGCCTGGGTCCGAAAGCAGACACCCGCAAGTAGCAGCACAGAAAAGGAGGCCAACTGATGGCTGAACGCTTGGTCTATTGGGGCACCTGTGAGAAGTGTCACACCACGATGACACTCTCGCCGCATCCCGAGCGCGGGCCGCTACCGCTGACGAGCGATACCGAGGACGGGTGGGAAACCGCCAGCCCCGATTGCCCCCTGTGCGGCCACTGGATCGACATCGAGGGCTCTGATCCGGTCGAGGGGTTCCGACTGTGACCGCCCTCGACCTCGACGCCATCCAGGCGCGAGCAGACGCCGCGACAGTCGGCCCCTGGGTGATGACGGCTCAGGGCGGGATCGAGTCGGCTAGCTACAGGGGTCCTGGCGAAGACTTCACCTCTGTCGCGTCCACTCGCACTCAGAACAACTGGGAGTTCATCGCTCATGCCCGTGAGGACGTGCCGGCCCTGGTCGCTGAGGTGCGGCTGTTGCGGGGACGAATCGTGCGCGCCAAGAGCCGGTTGCATGCCGGCTCGATCCCACTGGGCATGTCAGAGGCGCAGTTCAACTCGGCCACGATCCTCGACACTCTGGCGATCCTGGCCCGCCCACTATCTAGCCATTCCCCCACAGATCGGAGCACCGAATGAACGCCACGAAAGCCCCTGAAATCCGCATGGCATGGCACGTCGGTCCCGAAGGGCACCCCTGGCTCACTCAGGTTGACGAGCACCGGGGCCGACTCCGAATCGAGCCGCACAAGGTGGAGTTCAACTGGTGGGCCTCCCCCTTCGAGTCCGAGCCGCGATGGTACGTGACCGTCATCGGTCCGCTGGTCCGCTTCACCGACGACGGTCTCAGCCGCGTCATGGGACGGGTCACCTACTGGTCCAACGAGGACCAGCGCATCGAGAAGATGCTGACCTCTGCGCCCGCGTGGGTGCGTGCTCTGGTTGACCAGGCATTCGCGATCATCGGTGACCCGCTATCCATCCATATCGAGAACGGAGAGAGCCGATGAGCGAACTACCGAAGTACACGCTGGCCGAAGCGCAGGAAGCGAAGGACTCGCTTGTTTCGGCCATTGAGTTTGCGTTCTTCACTGCGCTGGCCGATATAACCGAGCGCGGTGGGCAGACTCCGCAGCTAGGCCCGGTTGATGGTGGCGGCATGGCACCCCATCGGGGACGACACGATCTGATCGTCGCCCTGGTAGACCGTCTAGTTCACGAGCCCGACATCGTGCTCTACCCGGTACCGACATCACAGGCTGTTGACACAAAGGATGCAGAAGCATGAGTCGGCCCTACAACCGAACCTGCGAGGTCGAAGGCTGCGGACGCCCCAGCAGAGGCAAACACTGCGGTGCTCACGCAACCCGGCTGAGAAAATATGGTGAGCTCGGAAGCGCCACCGTGCGCCGGATGCTTCCGGTAGGTACGACTGCCGCCGCGAAAATCGACCTGATTGGCTGGACGGTCAGCGACACCGGGTGCTGGGAGTGGAACGGTCGCCGGGACAACACTGCAAAATCGACCTACGCACGCGTGGATGACGAAACCGCCTTCCCGCTACTCGCTCACAGGGTCGCCTATGAGAAATGGGTTGGTCCGCTCGATCCTGAAGTAGTGCTCCTGCACCTGTGTGACAACCCCGGATGCATCAACCCCGACCACCTTCGCGCCGGCACTCAGCTCGAGAATCTTCGAGACATGCGCGACAAGGGACGATCAGCCCCGCAGCAACGTACTCACTGCGTCAACGGCCACGAATACAGCCTCGAGAACACGCATTGGCAGCGGCGCACCAACGCTCCTGCAACTCGACGCTGCAGGACTTGTGCCGCTGCCAGCAACGCTCGCGGCTACGCAGCGAGGACCGGGACTCGGTGATGACCTTCGAGTTCGATCTGTGGCCGGCGTGGTGCTGTGAGCACTGTGGCGTGCAAGAACGAGGCAGGATGCTCTGGTTCCTGAACCACGGCACCTGCCGATGGAAGGCCGGACATGAACCGCACAGTATTTCGTCTAGTCCGCTTGACTAGAACTGTCTAGCAAAGTAGACTAACCTTATGACCAGCAGCCAGGACACCCGGAAGGTCGTCAAAATGCTCCGCAACGCGGGGTGGACGGCAGGCCGCACAATTGGATCGCACACCGCCTGGGTCGGCCCGAACGGAACCCCGTTCAGCCTCCCAGACGGACACCGCGAAATCAGCCCCGGCGTCTACCGGAACCTGCTGAAGGCCATGAAGGAGGACGAAGCCCGATGATGCACTACAAGGCAACAGCCACCCGAGAGGGGAAGTGGTGGATGGTCACCATCCCCGACCTCGACGGGCTCACACAGGCCCGCCGGCTCTCTGAGGCTCAAACGATGGCACGCGAGTGGATCGCCGTCACCCTCGATGTTCCTCTGGAAGAAGTCGACGTGACCGTGTACGTCTCACACGTCGCTGACATCGAGGTCGAGGGTTCGGTCATTCAGATCAAGGAGTGGCGGGCGAGTGCGGCGGACGCGGAGGCTCGAGCGCTTGAACAGGCCGAGCGTCTGGCGAAGGATCTTGCGGCAAAGGGAGTTCCGGTGCGCGACATCGGGACGATCCTCGACCTTTCGTTTCAGCGAGCTCATCAGCTCGTGACTAAGAACTAGCGAGTAAACGGCCTGAGGAGGTCACGAAGTGAGCTACGACGACAACCCGTACTACAACCCCGAGAAGCACGGGCTAGTGAAAGTAACAGAGCACGAACTGGCGGAGGCTAGCTATTCATTCGACATCCTCGCGGTGTGGAAGGGTGCTGCTGGCTACTACCTCGCTACCGATTCGGGATGCTCGTGCCCTACACCGTTTGAGGACTATGAAGGGGTAGCTGACATGACCGGTCCATTGACGGTCGAGCAAGCTATCGAGGAGTCATCCAACCTCAAGCGAACGGCATACAACCCGACCTACGACATCGTCGGTTTCAACCAGTTCATTGCCGCGATTCGTGCCAGTGAAACGGTGGCGCTACCTATGGATAACGGCTCGTGACCATGTTTTTCAGCATTCTGATGGGAATGACCGCACGATGGGCCAATCGGCACGGCTATCGCGTCACCTTGACGGGGCCGATTGATTTCGACCACCCCGAGTACCAGACCGGACAGATGATCTGGGAACCAAAACGTATGAATAGTTCGGAGGGATCGTGAGCCTGCTGGAAATGATGGTGGAAGCGGATGAGCTGACTGAGGTGTTCTTCAAGGCTCGCCGAGATTTCTTCTACGAACTAGACCTCGCCACTCCAGCTAATCCAGTACAGAAGTACGACTCAGCACTGATGACCGAAGCGCTCCTGCGAGGTCTGATAGCCGTGCGTGACCATGTACGTGGGAGTTCAGGTGTGGAGTGAACAAGCCGTCCGTGAGGCGGCAATGAACTGGCGTGCAGCGCACGAGACCCTGGTCATCATGAAGGACAAGAGTGGTGCTCGCCTCGCTGACGGCTACGCCTCAGCGCTCGAAATGATCCTGCGACCAGAACCAACACGCGAGAATGCACGACCCGAGGAGGGGCGATGAGCATATGGGCCGAGCGTGCCGAACAGGAAAGGGCGCGCGCCGTCGAACAACTAGCCGCGCACTTCGGCATTGAGGGACACCTCAACCGGGCCGGGCATATCGTCATCCGCCACAGTGATGCAGAACGCCTCAAGGCTGACTATGCAAGCTACCCCGCTGAGACTCCATTCCCGCCTGGCCGTGGGCAGTTGTGGGGAATCCCGCTCGAGGCTGCGCCGGACTGGACGTTCGATCCCGCATCGGTCGCCTGGGCACGCCTGATCGCGTCCGTCTCGATCACGCTCCGACTCCGGCAGATTGTCCGGCGGTTGAGTCGCCTGCTAGACCGCCTATCCCCTGCTTTGGAGACACCCAATGTCTAAGTTCACCTACCTAGTAGAGTCCGACGTTCCGCTGGGCGTGTTCTCGGGGATGGGCAACACCGCAATTGTCTCGCCTACCCAGCTGGACCCTCTGACCGTGAAGCATGTTCAACGCTCCGCGACGAGTGGCCCGCAGAGCATCCACGAGACGACGATCACCCTCGAGTTGATCCGAGTCTCGGACACTATCTGAGCATAAGGAGACATCGTGAGCACGAACGCGGGGCAGTACCCATGCGACCGAGGCACCCCTGGCAATGTCAGCTCGCGTGGGTGGCACAACTTTCAGGCAGGTCCAACCGGCGCTGTCGTTTGCACCCTCTGCGGCGAACGCCGTGGCTCCCAACCGTGGACGCCATCGCCGTTTCCTCCGATGCCTCAATATCGAGGTCCATTCAGCACATCTCTGCCTTGGTAGAGCAACTACGCACCCATTTGAGGAGAGAACGATGACCGACATACTCACGACCGCCGCCGAGCTGTACACCAATGCCAGCACGGGCGAGTGGATTCTTGACACCGAGGAAGCCACCGTGACCAAGGCGCTGTACGACGAGGTGGTTGCGTTGCGTGCCGTGATCGGGCGTTGTGAAGCCAGGTCGGGTAGCGCATCGAACGCTCGTTGCGATCGGGTCACGGGCCACACGGGTGCACACGAGTCTTCCGACCGGGGCTTCATCGTGTGGACCAATCGAGACGATTGGCAGCCTGCCGCCGAGTAGGTGGCATATCGAAACGTGCTCCGCCAACTTTGCACCCAGTCCCACTAGGACTTGGAGAAGCACCAGGCCCAGCATCCGATAGTTACCACCCACCCGAAGGGAACCAGCGTGGCAGACCATCCAGGTTTCGTCTATTACGTCCAAATTGGGCGGTATGTCAAGATCGGCTATTCAATGGATTGGCGGTCGCGTATTGCGTCCTATCCGCCAGATTCAGTCCTTCTCGCTGTAGAAGTCGGCGGGCGAGATCTTGAGTCAATCAGGCATGACCAGTTTTCACGCGACCTCGACGCACGACGTGAGTGGTTCCGCTCCAGCACTGCAATTCGGGAGCATTGCCTTTCGCTAAGGGGCATATCTCAGTCAATCGCAGGGAGCACGCTAGGGCTCCTGTCCGAAGGCGCGCCACGGTCGGCTCGGACCATGGAGCTCCGGCGTGAACGGGCCGCATCGGGAGACTGGCTGACTCTTCCTGAGGTTGCCGGTGAGTTGGTAGTCAGCATCAAAACCGTTCGCCGCATGATCACCCGAGGTGATCTGACTGCAAAGAGGTTCGGGCCGCGCCTCATCCGTGTCGCTAGGGATAGCGTCACTCAGGCTGGGCGTGCGCTGCAATATACCGACCCAAAGGACACCACATGGCAATCCTGACCGTTGATAACCGACACCAGACATCCAAACCCCCGATGGTCACCCGAGACAAACGCACAAGCGGTCACGATCTGATCACCATCACATGGGGCACACTCACCATCCGTGTCGAAGCCGAAGAGGCACGCGAGCTCGCACAACGGTTAGCGACCGTGCTCTTCTAACCCACCCCCAGCACCACACCTTGGACCGTCACCCATCACCGGGTCGGCGGTCCTTTCGCATTGCCCGAAGGGAAACAAATGCCAGACAGAGAACCACCCACGTTTCTGACCCTCGTGGACCGCCTCACTAAGCCCCACCCCGAAGCGCTCGCCCGCGACCACGGGACCGAAATACAGACAGTCGATGGCCTGCTTCAACAGTTGCGCGGCGCGATCTTCCTAGGACTCGAGACCGGTGGTGCCGGCGCAGCATTCGGCAGCCGTTTACCCCTCGACGCGACCGCTACCGACCTGCTTGAAGAGATCGACAGGCAAGCAGCAGAAGTGCTTATGGCAGTGCAGCAGGGACCGACACCGTACGGGACGACAGAGGCGTATGTGCGGCGTTGGGCAGGGCAGACCACCGAGGGGAAACTGTTCACAGTTACGGTGCGTCAGACGGTCGACAACCCGGAGGAGTATTACCGGACGCATCCTGGGAAGCCGACCGTTTTTTCAGGGATGGTGCAGTACACGGCGATGCAGCTCGTGCAGTCGTGGGTTGATCGGATTGAGGATCTGTTCAACCCGCCGAGTACGAGAGAGATAAGGGCGAACTGTCCGGCGTGTGATGCCCGGTACGTGTTCAAGGTGAAGGACGGCCACCATCAGCAGTCGGCGGCGTTGAACTTTGTGCGCGATAGTGAGGGCCGCACGTTGGCGGCTAAGTGCTCGGCCTGTTCAGCATCATGGGGACCACCACAGTTCGAGTGGTTAGCCCGCCACATCGGCGCGAAACCGCTACCCGAATTGAGCACGACAGCCGGGATAATCGAAGCATGAAAATCACTTGCCACTACTGCGGTGAGAAAGTCGAGCGAATCACCAAAGACCACATTGTGCCCCTCTCAAAGGACGGGGCCGACAAGTCGTGGAACATCGTGCCAGCGTGTTTCCCTTGCAATTCTGCGAAAGCAAACAATTGGCCCACATGCGACTGCTTCAGATGCCAACGGTCAATTCAGCGACATGGCGACGAAGGCTGGCCTGCGCAGAAGCTTAGGCGGATACCACTCGGAGCAACCGTCTATCTCACGCACCCGAAAGGGAGCGTGCTTGTCGGACGCAAGATGCATACCGACGTTGATGATCTCATTGCCGTTGCTGGCCTTGGTGACTTTCATCTTCATAAGATGAAGAACAGCGGCTGGCATATTTCACTCGAAAGCGAGGGGGAAGCCAATGCGCCCCGCACCGAAGCGCTCAACCAAACACCTGCAACGCAAGAGCTCGCAAGCTAGGCCAACCCGCCGACCCCCTGTTCTGATGGCAGGAGGCACTTGCCACTACTGCAGTAAAGAGTTCGAGCGACTGACCAGGGATCATGTAGTGCCCCGCTCAAGAGGAGGCGCTGACATGGATTGGAACATCGTCCTTGCATGCCACGCATGCAATAACCTGAAGGCGTCGGAGTGGCCGGTTTGCCAGTGCGAGTTCTGCCTGGCAGCTATCTCGCGCCAGACACGCGCTCGAAGGTCGGCGTAGGTGTTGGCCCTCTAGCCCAATTGGTAGAGGCGGCGGTCTCAAAATCCGTCCATGTCCGAGTTCGAGTCTCGGGAGGGTCACAACTAATTGCGAAACACGCATAATTGCGGCTTGTGCAAACTTGCAGTTCGTGTAAGACTGAGCGTGCTTGGTATTCGTGTCTGAAAAATCAGACGCCAACCAACTGAAAGGGCCACCTTCGGGTGGCCTTTTCTCGTTAAGACTTCGCCCGGACATCGCACACACGCCAAATTACGAGCCTCTATCGGCCCGAGAAGAAAAACGCACCTGCGATTCGATCCCGACGAACCCCTCCCCCAGTATCCGAATGAACATCGGAGAACCCTGTTGTCTCTGCTGGAAGACCTCAACAGTCTTGCCCCGAAAAAGCTGCCCCTCAACGAATGGGTCGATAACCTCACCCCCGAAGAGCTCGCCGCATTCATAGCCGTCACCCAAGCGAAAACGTCAACAGAGTCGCTAATCGACATCCTCCGCAAAAACGGGTGCGCCGTCACACGCGGCACCCTGAACCAGTGGCGGGCCGAGCATGCTGCTCGATGACCTCCAAAACCGGCTCATCCCCGACGAATGGCGTGCACGTCAAACCCTCCTAGGTGAAGACGGCGAAACAGTCACAGGGCCGATCATGCCTGTGCAGCAAGACGTGGACCTTCTCACCCAGTTCGGCTACGACCCGAACGAGATCGAGATCGTCGGCCAGATCGGGCAATGGCGCAAAGAGCAACCCGATGGCACATGGCGGGTTTCGTACAGGTTCTCCCACCGCCGCCGCACAGCCTCACTCGACCTCCCAGCACTGTACGCAGCGGCGAAGAAGAAGCCAGGCAAGCCCATCACCACCACAGGTGACCGGGTAACAGTCGTCGTCCTAGCTGACGTTCAGGCAGGCAAGGTCGGTTCACGCGGTGGCACACCCGAGCTCATCGACCGCCTCGAAGAGAAGCGGACCAAGCTCGAGCAGCACCTACGCCGAGTGAAGCCCTCCCGCACAGTCCTAGCCGAAGCCGGCGACCTGTTCGAAGGGTTCGAATCGGGCGGCAACCCGATGTTCACCAACGACCTCTCCCTCGCACAACAGATCGACCTCGCCTCCACCGAAGTGTTCGAGTTCGTGAAGCTGCAGTCACGGTTCGGCCCTGTTGATGTCATCGCAGTGCCCTCCAATCACACTGCATGGCGGAACGGTAAGCAGCAGCTTGGTAGACCCGGTGACGATCTCGGACTGTTGTGCCACCGTCAAGTGCAGAAAGTCACCGAAGCATCCGGCATCAACGCCACATGGACCCTGCCACCCATGTACGACGAAGCAGTCACCCTCGACGTGAACGGCACCACCCTAGGCATGGTCCACGGGAACCAATACTCACCCGGTGGCGCACCTAACTGGTGGGGCAAACAAACCCACGGTGGTCAACCGATCGGCTCAGCCGACATCCTCGTTGCTGGCCACTACCACCACCTCTCCATCCTCCCCACAGGACGCAACCCCTACACGGGTCGATCGAAGTGGTTCCTGCAAGCACCCACCCTCGACAACTCGTCCGACTGGTTCAGGAACCGTGCCGGCGACGACTCCGACCCCGGCCTCCTGGTGTTCGACATCACGACTGACGGGTTCGACCTGCAATCACTCACCGTCCTGTAACAGTTGCAATGAAAGCTATACGGCCCGCACCTGCCGCTAAAGGTTGCAATTAGGGCTGTAAATAGTGTTCGACTGGCAGAACCGCATGCGGAACCTAGTCAGGACGCCGGGGCAGAACCGGCACAGTCCACGGGGATCTAGCTAGTCCCTGGCGGAAAGACCCACCCACCGCCATAACTCCTCGTCTTCCTCCGGGAATGGCGGGGCTTACAAACAGGTCGGCGTCAATACGGCGGACCTCATAGTGAGAAGCGGGGCAGGCGTGCGTCTGTGGCCCTCATCCGGCCTCACAAGGGCTTAGACCCGGATAGCCGCATGATGCCCCGCTTCTGCAATGCCCGTTGGTGTAACGGCAACACGACTGGCTCTGATCCAGTTATTCGAGGTTCGAATCCTTGATGGGCAGCGAGAGACGAGCACCACGAAATCAACGTGGCGCTAGACAGACTGAGGACGCCACTCAGGGGTCGGACAACGTTCCCGTCTCCAACCTATAAACGGAGGCGATCGTGTGGCGGGTAATGCGCTGGGTACTCCTGTTCGCCGCCCTCTGCCTTGCGATAGTTGCCCTCTCACACAGCATCGGACTACTGACCCTCATCCCCCTACTCGCCCTCTGGTGGATCCCCATACGACCACAAATCAACCTCGACCTCGACTGGGAACTCGTCTGGCTACTCGATGACTAACACTGACGGATGGACACCCGCACCAGGGACACTCGACACCGACACCATCGCTGTAGTTGAAGCTGCTGCACCATACGAAGCCAAACGTGTCCACTGGGCAAACCTCATGGACAAGCTCTCAGAAGCAGACGGAGCCACACTCCGACTACTGATGAACGGTGGCGCAGGTGAACACCCCTGAACTCACACCAGCCGAAGCACTCGCCGGCCTCATCCTTGACCAGCTCACCCCCGTACAAGCAGCAGCCATAGACGCAGCAGCACGAGTACAAGACCACGCACAAGACGCAGCCGCACACATACGCCAACAACTAGACGACGGCGAAGACGGCTAACAAAGTGCTCCCAGTCGTAATCGGTACCAACCCCGAACGAACACCCTGGCTACACGACTGCCTCAAATCCATCAGAGCCACCAGCAAACACCGCCGCGTACTCATCCACAAAACAGGCGGCTACGAACCCGCCGCCATCCGAACCGGATGCGCACAATTCAGCCAGTTCCTATTCATCCACGACTCAGTAACAATCCTCCACAAAGACTTCTGGGAAATGATCGACTCAAGCGGGCCAGCATGGCTAGCAGGCTGGCCACCAATGCTCATCGCCATATACAAAAGCGCAGACATCGAACCGCACCTCCCCACCCGCGAGGTATCCAAACGGGAAGCAATCGAGCTCGAAGGCACCCTCCCCGCACGAGTCATCATGAACACAATCTGGCCCGAAATAACCGACAACACTCATCTTCGCATGGAAGAGCGCCACGGTCGCATGAACATGGTCCTAGGTAACCACCTATGGACCAAGCACAAAGGTGACTGGGGACAAGGCTAGGGGGACAATGCGAGTCCTCTACCCAGGCGGCTTCGACCTCCTCCACCACGGCCACCGAACAGCACTCACCACAGCCCGCACCATCGCCGGCAGATACGGCAACGGACACCTCACAGTGGCAGTCAACTCAGACGACTTCCTCACCCACTACAAGAGAAACCCCCAGAGGCCCGCCAAAGAGCGCATAGCTGATGTGCGCGAACTCGGCATAGCCGACGACGTAATCCAATGGGACGGCCCCGAAGGGCAAGACCAGCAGATACTCAACACCGGCTGCGAACTCTACCTAGCCGGCACTGACTGGCTCACCCAGAACCTCGCCCACCAGCTCAGGCTCCCATCCCTGGGATGGTTCGACCAGCACAACATCAGCCTCCTCTACCTACGCCGCACACCAGGCATCAGCACAACCCAGCTCATCGAGGAAGGCATGAACCGATGACAGACAGAACCCGATTCCTAGAGGCGCTAGAGAAGTCCAAAGATTTCGTCGCGACCATGACTGGCATCAAGCAGCAGTTCATAGAAGCCGGATGGTCAGACATCGTGGCCGAGCACATGACCTACGCCATGCTGATCGCCTCACAGAAACAGAATGGCCAAGCCTAAGTACGGCACCGCCTACCTCAGCATCCGCAAAGCGTGGGCACCAGTAGTAGCACGAGGCGAAGCAAACTGCCACGAACCCATCTGCCTCATGCCATCAAGAGCAATAACACCCGGCAGCAAATGGGACCTATGCCACGACACAACCGGGACACGCATCCTCGGCCCAGGCCACCGACGCTGCAACCGCAGCGAAGGTGCAACACGCGGCAACAAAGCCCGAACAAACCGCTTCCTAAAACTCTGAACACCTCCGGTTTTTTATTTATGCATCACCCGAACGAC